TGACGATTGCCGGTCGCGGCGATCAGTTCCCGTGCAGCCTTGGCGTTGATGTCGTTGCCTTGCAGCGAAATCTTTGTGGTCTGGGCGGCCTTCGCTTTCTTCTTCTCGGCCGGAACCATGACATCGGCGAAGCCTTGGGCGACCGCATCCTTGCCGGTCATCCAGGTCTCGGCTCTCATCATGTCGAGGACTTCATCCTCGGTCTTGCCGCTTCGCGCGGCGTACACGGCCGCCACGGACTTATCCATCTGGTCGAGGAGATCGGCGAATTCGCGCATGTCTTCCTGGTTGCCGATCACAATGCCGTGCGAGCTGTGAATCATCATCTGGGTGGCCTCACCCATCTTGATAGGATCGCCGGCCATGGCGATGATCGACGCGGCGGACGCCGCGATGCCGATGACGTTGACCGTGACCGTAGCCTTGTGCTCGCGCAGTAGGTTGTACATCGCGATGCCCTCGAAGGCATTGCCGCCCGGCGAGTTGATCGTGACGAGGACCGGCTTCGACCCCAGGGCCTTGAGCTGGTCCTTCACCATCTTCGCGGTCGTGAACTGCTCCGACCAGATGTCCTCACCGATCGCTCCGAGAATCTCGATCTCGGAGGACGACTTTTCGGCGGAGCGAATCGACGCATCGTAGCGAGCAAGCGCCTCGCGCGTGAGGCGGAACTTGATGGCCTCGGGCTGAGAGCCCATCTTCACGGTTCCAGGCATACGTTTCATCGGCTTTCTCCGGTTATACGAACATCACCTGAATCTTCCCCGGCGCCTCCGGGTTCAAGCTCATCAGCGTCACCGCGTTCAGCATGGCGAGCACCGGGTCGATCTTCGCCCGACCGGCTGCCTGCTTCGTGATGATGGCGGCGTTACCGCGCGGCTCGATCTTGGCGTTGCCTAGGCACCAGTTCATCAAGGCCGTGCCGCCGTGCACGAGCACGCCTTCGGCAAGTTTGCGTTCTGCGGTCAGGATCGCCCCGTACATCTTCCAGCCTTGGGAGATCCCGACGATCAGTTCTCGCTCTTTGCCATCCGCGCCCGTAATCTTCCTCGGCACGCCGGCCGCCTCGATCTCTTCTATGATCGTCCCGAGGCCGCTCGGGTCCAGACCTATCCCGTAGAGCTTCCCCGAGTCATAGACCTTGCGCACAATCGACGCCACCTGCGCGGTGTCCTCGCCCACTTCGGCCACAATCGTGAGATCGCCCGCCGCGGCGAAGTCGCGCAGTCTGGCGGCTTCGGACTTCCGACGTTCGAGCACCGATGGGTGCGCCCAGGCGTGCGTCCAGACCCACCATTGACCGGTCGTCTTGTGCCGACCAATGACCGCCAACCCGAGAAGGTCCTCGAGCCCACCGCCATCGGTCCCGATAACGACTACCTCGCAACTCGCGAGCAACTCGGTGAGCGTGAAAGCCGGCCGCGCCTGAGCCTCCCAGTAGTCGGCACCAGCCCATCGGTCGCTGTGCAGCGCAAGCCCGATCTCGATGTTCAGATGCTGCGAGGCCCACGCCCGCAGTTCTTCCGCGCTCGTAGACTGCGCCACGTCGAACTCCTGCACGAGGCGCTCGATCGTGACCGAACGTCCATCGTTCGGCGTCACCATCGGCCAGTTCGCGGGATCACGCCATACCTCGGGCTTCGCCTGCATATCCCTGGGTAGCTCGTACAGCACGGGCAGCATCGCGCCGGTCCTCGTGCCGTCCCTGATGGCACGCGCCTTCATCAGTTCGGCCCGGAATACACCGCTCGGTGCCTCCTCGCTCTGCGTCGTGATGAACGCCATGAAGGCCTCGGGGAACGGCAGCATCCCGCCCCTCAACTGGCGGATCGCGCTCGGCGCCTTCGCCATCTTCGCCACGACGTGCAGTTCGTCGATCAGAACAGCGACAGGCTTCTGGCCCGTGAGGCCGGCCGGGTCGAAGGACATGATCTCGAGCTCGGCCTTCGTTTCCCGGTGAACGATCGTCTTCAGGTGCTCGCGGACGTGCAGCTTCTTCTCGAGCACAGGGTCCAGCGCGATCGCGCCGGCCGCCGCGTTGAACGCAAGCTCGGCCACGTCCTGCACCGGCGCCGTCATAATCAGCGAAGCGTGCGGCCTCTCGTTCAGCAGGAGCGCCGTGAGCATGAGTAGCGCCCCCTGCGTCGTCTTCGAGTTCTTCTTCGGCACGAGGAGGAAAAGCTCGCGTATCGCACGCTGCCTGGTCTTCGCGTCGAGCGAGCCGAAGAGTGCGCGCAAGATGTCGCGGAACCACTCGCCGCCGGCGTCCTTCATCGTCGGCGTGCCCGGCACATCGGCCAGGCGCAGCTTGTTGAAAATCGCCACCGCACGCTCGCCAGCGGCAACATCGAGCGGCAGTTTCGGCACGAGCGAGCGACCCGCCCGCAGTCGTCTTTCCCAATCCGGGCAGGAAAGGTTCCAGCTCACGCGAGATTACTGCGGCCTGTCGGGCTTCTGCAGAAGCTTCGCCCACTCAGGATCGGCGCGGTGCGCGGTAACGGCGTCCTCGGCCGCCCGCTCCTTCTTGCCCTTGGCTTTCGTCTTCTTTTCGGGTTCGCCAACCGAGAGCGGCGGCGCGGAGAGTTGTGGGTCCATAGCGATGTAGGCCTTCTGCGCCGCAACGTTGCCCTTCACCGCAGCCGCGTGCATCGCGTCAAATACCTCGAGTCGCTTCGCGTATGCGCCTTGGCTGAGCTCGTGAGCAAAGTGCTTCTCGAGCGTCGGGCGCGAGATGCCGAGACCGATCGCAATCTCCTCGTGCGACATGCCCCCGCCTGCAGCGATCGCTACATGCTCTCGATGCTGCAGCGTCGGCGCGAACTCTGGTCGGCCGGCGGTTCGGCGCTTTCGTTTTTTTGCCAAATTATCCTCAGGCTAAAATCTCTGGCCCAAGAAAAAAACCCATGAATGGGGCCGAAGGTGGTCTAGCAAATTCTTTCAAAACAATCACTTCACGCCCCCCCGGCGGTTTTCTTCCGATGGCAGTCCTCGTTCATCGCCTGCCAGTTCGATTCGTCCCAGAACAGCGCCTCGTCTCCCCTGTGCGGCACCTTGTGGTCGACCACGTTCGCGGGCCTGAGCCTGATACGCCCTTCATCGCAGTCTGGGCACTGGCAAAGGGGATGCTCCTTGAGGAATCGCTCTCGCTCCTTCTGCCATTCGTAGGTGTAGCCGCGAGCGTTCGCTCCACCCTTGCCTGCTCTCCACCCTGTTCCATCTGGAGCGATGGGCTGCATGGACTGCACACGCGACGTGTTCAACGCGGCGAGGCGCGGCTTGAGCAGCTTCAGTGCCGACATACCACGCACAAGCACAGCGGATGCGCGCGCAGGAATGCCTTACGCACCTGCTTCCAGCGGTAGGTGTACGAGACCATGGTGGTGGTTGCGCCGGCAGGACTTGAACCTGCGACCTGCGGCTTATGAGACCGCCGATCTACCCCTGATCTACGGCGCTAGGGGCGAGCAACGGCCGAGGGGCCGAAGCAGATGGGTGAGGACTATACCATATCTCGTTGTTTTGCAAGCGCCATGCGCATTACCCTGTGTGCCTGCGCAGTAGGTTCGCCACCATCTGCTTCGCCAGCCTGAGACTGTCCTCGTACTGCCAGCGCGGCATCCTCAATTTCCTGCGCTTGCGGTCTATCCACTGGTCCGTGGTCTCGTAACGGCGGCGGCGGCACTTCACGTAGTCCATCTGAATCACCGAGCGCTCACGCACGGGTAACCGAATCACCATGCGCTCAACCATGAGGCCGTCGAAGTCTCGAGGTGGTACGGGATTAGGCTGGCGCCTTGCCTCCTGCGCTTCCTCGCCTTGAGCCTCGTAGTCGAGCTCTGCAACGACGTGCTCCGAGGATACTAGGCGCCCGTGGCACCAGCGCGCCCAATTCTGGAGCAACTCCTCAAGGCGCTCGTCGGATAATCTCAACATACAGGTTGCAGCGTTCGCCGTATTTGCGACCCTTCGCACAGAAATTTCTGCCGAGGATGGTGCGTACATTGACGCATCCAGCACAGGTAGCGGACTCCTCTCGAATGAGGGCGAGAAGCGGGTCTCCGTAGTAGTACGATGGCCTAGCACGAGAAGGTTCTTTTTCGTCATCATTCACGCCATCGCCCTTTCTCCAATCGCCACGCGCACGGCCTCCTCGGGCGAGCGCACGATAAACACGGTGCCGGGCCAGCGCGCGATAAAGTCCACCTGGTCCTTCGTCAATCTGTCCCTGCCACCTTCGCTCGCCGGCGTCTTGCATTCCATCAATGCAGTTTCGCCACGGCAGCAAATGAGAAGGTCCACCGGCTTCCCGATGACCTCCACCGAAACGCCCGCGCGCTTCAGGGCCTCGATGATGGAGGCCTGCGTGGCATCGGTGCGTGCTGCGCGGCGCATATCAGGCTGCTGGATAACGCGGCTTGTCCGCCGGCCCCTTAACGGTCGTTGCCGCTGGCGGCAGCATCACCGGCTTCTTGTTGATGATCTCGATTCTGTTTTGATCGAACCAGCCCTGCTCGAGCAATTTGCCGTCCTTGTCCATGCCTGGGTGCAAGAGGGCTTGCTTGCATCCGTACAGGTCCATGCAGACAGAAGTGACCACGCCACTGAATCCGGTCACTTTGTCCTTAACGCGCAATCCAAGCAGCTGCACCAAATCTTCCACGACTGTCTCCTTGTAAAAGTTAGAAATCGGCGTGCCTCATGCCGCCTGCTCCAGATAGACCCCGAGCTCGCTGATGTAGAACGCCTCAACCTTCTCCATGAACTCGGCGAACTCGCGCTTGTTCCGCTGGCTGCTGCGCTTCAACGGCACGCGCTCGACGTGCCCGCTCGGCATCTTCACTTCCTTGTACCCGTACACCATGCGCAGCATGTCCTCGTGCATTTCCTCGGCGGTGCAGCCGACGAAGTTCCCCGCGGCAGTGTGGAGCGCCCAGAGGCGAGCGTTCTGCTCCAGCGTGCGCTTCTCCATGTAGTCCCGCACCAGCACCTCCACCGGCTTGTCGCACGGCAGTTTGGCAATGAAGGCCGCCACGTTCTGGCGCACTGACTCGGAGCCGATAACGAAGCGTCGCTCGATCATCGTCTGCTGTAGTTGGCGGCGAACAGCCCGCTCAGGATGAGCGACGCAGCCCATGTCTTTACGCTGTACTCAATGCCGAAGCCGAAAAGAATGTTCATCGACCAAATCACAGCGAGCGGCACGCAAACGACACCGAGAAAAACGAACACCACCACGAAGAACCACCACGCCATTGTTCGTGTGTTCATTGAACCTCCATCCAATACTCGGCCACACGGGCGCCGCCGGCCGTCTCCACCATCCGCGACCGGACCGGCCAGCCCATGCGCCGCAATTCGCCCATGCGCTGCGACAAAGCGAAGACCCCGTACTCGTTCAACGCCGCCGCCACGGTCAGCCTCTCCCCGTTCTGCATCGCCATCAGCAGGCGGTAGTTCTGAGTGCCCTGCGTGGGAAGTTTCACCAAGGCGTCAAAGCAAAGGTCGGCTTGGGTCACGGCCACATCACCCCGCGCTTCGCCCAATAGGCCGATGCGCTCTTGACACCTTCCTCCCAGAGCCTTTTCTGGACCTCGGCGTACCAGCGAATTGAACCGGTGTCTTCAGGTTCGCCGCCTTCCGGCCCATCCTCCCGTACTTGCTCCCCGTCTTCCAGTTGTGCTTGTGCATCGCCAAGCGCTTGTCCTGGTGCGGCTGGCGGTGCTCCACCGCCGGCATCTGCGCCATCCTGAACAGCACCTCGCGTAACTGGCTCGGCAGCATCACGCGACTCGCTGAATAGGGACAACGTTTCCTGAGTCGCTGACGGCTTTGACCCGCCGCGCGAATTGCTGGAAGGTCTCCTCACGCGCGTTCCACTCCATGTTCAAGTCCTTCGCGCGCCGCTCAATGCCGGCGACTGTCTCGTGCCACGCCTTGCCATCACGCACGCGATCGACCTCGACCTCGTGCACATCCTCCCACTGCTCGGCACGCAACCAAGTGGCCGGGTAAGGAACCCACCGGCCATCCTCCTCGCGCCACTTTGGTGTAGCCCGAGCCACGATCACGGCCTTCACAAGCCGATCCAGCGGCGGGCGGATTTTCTCGGTCTGCTTCCACGCTTTCCTGGCGTCACCCTTTTTTACCTTCCTCGGGTACACCTTCCAGAAGGTCTCGAACTCGGTATCGTCGGGGGATGGCTTGCCTGTCATTGCGTCCACCCAATCGCCCCCCTACCCCCAAGGTAGGGAAACGAGTGGGCGCCACCCCGGTTGCCCGGACACCTGCCAGCTACGGTATCTCTCCGTAAGCCCCCGGCCGCAGGTTCAACGCCAGCCGCTCGGTTAAGGGATTGCACCATGCCCGAGTAACCGGTTCCCGCCGGGTTGCGTCCAGCATGTGCGTGGCTGCTGGCAACGTCCTGTATCGCCGTGTCGCGGCTGTAGGCCCGTGCCAAAGAAAAAGCCTCTTTTGGGGCGGGGTGACGGACAGGAGGGAAATTCCTGCTGGGCTTGTGGCCCACCCGCCTCAAAAGAGGCCGATTCCCTAATACCGTCCATCACGACAGCACCGCCATTTTCTATCCCCCGTTTCTGCCTGTCAAGACCCTGCGCTGGGCCGCCGCCTTGGCTTCCCGGTGGATGGCATAGGCCCGCTGTCTGGTCACACCTAGCTCCGCCGCAATGGCCTCAAAGGTCATTTTGCGCTGGCGCATGGCCAGGACCCGCTTTCGGCGGGCGTCGGACGCCTTGATAACTGCGATCATGTCGTATGCCACGGGCGGACTCTATACCCCCCAAAAATAAAGCGCAAGGGGGTTGACACGCGCCCGCCGATGTGGACAATGGAGCCATGTTCACCGGAGGCCACATGGACGCCAAGCACACACCCGCAACGCCCGAGCAAGCCTACTGGCTCTGGCACGACAGCGAGCCGCTGTCTGATGTCTGCGTTGATCGGGAGAACGTGCCTCAAGGACCGCGCTTCTGGGAGCGGATGCTGGAGGCGGGCAAGAGCGCCGTCGCCATGAGAAAAGAGGAGCGAGGACTGTGAAACACACACCCGCAACGCCGCTGCCGTGGCATGTTGGAGCAGTAGCGCCGTCGCGCTTCCCTGCGTATCCGATTGTCAGCGACGTGATTGTGGCCAATGTGAGTATCAGGGCGCGCGGCGGCAGCAACAAGGATGCCGCCTACATCGCCCACGCCGCGAATCTGTATGGCGTACTGGTCGAATCCCTCAAGGAGATTCGCACCACGACCACAGATCGAGCCTGCGTGCCGATCATCGAGGAAGCACTCGCCAAGGCGGGGGAACAATGAACGCATGGACCGAGAAGGCGAAAACCTCGTTCTGGTCGAAGGTCGATCAATCGGGCGGTCCTGCTGCCTGCTGGCCGTGGACTCTTTCACGCACTGGCACCGGGTACGGACAGGTCAACATGGGCAAGTCTCACGGCCCTTCGCTTCGCGCCCATCGAGTAGCCTTTCAGCTTGCCAATGGGGAGATACCGGCGGGCGGTAAAGACGGCAAGCATGGTGTTGTGGTGCTGCATACCTGCGACAACCGGCTGTGCTGCAACCCGAAGCATCTGCGCACCGGCACACAAGCCGACAACGTGCGCGACGCCTTCGCCAAAGGCCGCGTAAAGACCCCGCAGGCGAATGACGCCGAAGTGAAGCGTCGCTCTGCCGCCTACCAGAAGCTGGTAGAGGCGCTGCGCCTCTGTGGCGAACGATTTGCTGTCATCCAAAAAGACGTTGCGCCATTCGAGCGCAATGTCGATTACATCAAGAAGATCGCCAGCGAATTTGCTGATGAAGCCCGCGCCCTCCTGCGCGCACTCGGGGAGGATGCATGATCCTCGGCAAGTTGATCTGCAGGTTCCGCGGGCACAAGCGCGGCCGTCGCGTTCCTCGCATAGACGAGGCCAATCAGGGCTGGCAGACGTTTCGCTGCGTTAGGTGCGGCGCTGAGTGGACGCGCAAAGCCAAGGTGAAAGCGCCATGACCGCCGAACAACGCTCCGAACTGGAGCAGTTCGCGTTCTCCGAGGGCCTCAGGGTCGGTCGGCTGAGGTATGCGGCGAACCTCAACCCGCACCCCATCGATAGCGATCTCTACAAGGAATGGTATCGCGGCTGGTACAGCGCGACCGGCGCGCAGTTATTCAGGGCGAGGGGTACATGAAGCCCGACGACCTTG